ACTTCTGGAAATCTTTTTCCACAAGCACGTTCTTCTCAATGATCCGAAGGCGGGGATAATCATCATGACACAAAGCGCGCTCACGATAATCAAAAACAGAATCGAGATTTCTCCCATTCTGAATGTTCATCCGCAATCGATTCGTCAAGGTAGGTCCAATAACATCACACTTTTCAATAACATCAATCATCACACTGCGAAATTCCGGACTAGCATGCAACCATGGGTCAACCTCATTCCAAAAACGTCGCCCACCAGGATGAACATCAAGGCCAAACAAAGCATCCTCATGCATCTCGTCTTCGGCACACTGCGGACATCCATACAAACACATAGATCCGTGGGGACACGGACATCGTCTTGGCACAGAACATTGGTAATATGCCACCTGCATTCCCATCGCCTCCTCAATGTTCCGAACCATGGTTTGGATTCTTGGTTGGAGACGAAATTGAAGACAGTACTTGCGTACAACCTTCACTACTCGGTCATACTCGGCCTGGTCGTTCCACATTGCCAATTCACGCAAGCCATTCTCAATGTTGGTCACGATCTGGGTATCGTGCTCCAAATGGTCTCGATGCCAAAAGAAAAGCTCATGGATAGTTTGCTTTTCAATATGTCCCAATCGGAATGCTCCCCACTGAACTTGAAAGCCACGTTTCAAGAACGTTGCCTCAGTGAGAGGCTTCAATCGAGCCGGGCCCGACTTGTCCTCGCTGGTATACGTCATTCCAATGTCCTTCATTTTCGCACTAAATTGGTTAAAATCATAAGGCACATCCTCAGCAACAGCAATCACGGAATCATCACCATAAGTCACAGGACGCACAACATCTCGCACTTTATTCAAAGCTTGCGCAAAAGTGCAAGCATCAGTTTCCTGGATAATCTTTGCAGCTGAATAAAAACTCACTGATAAATTGTACACTGATTTTGCGACAGGTGTCGCAGGACAACCGGATGCCATGCCATGACCCAAAGAGATCACGGTATCACGTAGAGCCACATTCGCATGAGTCACATCACGCCACAGCCTCCATCGCATCTCATCGTGCTCATCATCATAGAACGCGTTCGCGACATCCACAAAAAGATCCTGGAATGCCAAAGCATTCGTTCCATCAAAGTTCTCGAAATCACCTGCCAACACTGTAGGCGAAAATGATCCCAGGTACTTGTACATGTCTGTCCATTCAGGTCCGAGTGCGTTAATTCCAACTGCGATTCCATTGTAGATCCGATTGTCCTGAAGAAAGTTCATAAAATCCAAAAAGAAAACACGAAACATAACGGAGAAATCCTGGGGTCCTGCAAAGAAAATACGAGTCTTGCCCTGCTCCACCTTCTCAATCGGTCGCCTTTCATCCTTCAAAGTCGCACTGAAGATCGTTGGGAAGGCTACAGAACCAGATCTGTACGCCGACATCTTCGCGTTGTACACCTCAATGAAATCCGGATGAATCGTTCCATTCTCAGCATCAAACCAAGTCGTTTTACCAGTTTTCCCGGGCAGCGGTTTCCAGCCAAATCCCGGTGAAGTTGACAAATCCAGAGGTTCCACCTCCTCAGATCCGAAAATCGATTCGTGAGGTGATAGAATTCTGCCTTTCCGTTTGCTGCCAGAATAATTCTGAAGAAGATGTCCAGTCAGAAATTCTCGCAAATCATCGATATCCTTGGGGTCAACAGCATGATTTGGTCGTAGCACTTTTCTCAGACCCTTAACCAAAGGATCAATCCTCTCGTCGCTGATCATCACTGGATGAAGGTAAGCTGGTTTAGTCTTCACAACTGTTCCAAGCTTCTTCGCCAGGTCATCTGCGTTGGGATTCTTGATGAAGTTCGTTCGGTTTGGGAGATACCGGGGTTCGATTGAACACTGGAGGGCTGCCGCGCCATCAACAACCTTTGCTACTGGAGCCGAAGGCATATCAGGCCAATACTGCTTCGGAATGTCTGCCATCCCTGCGCTGATCATTTCGCGGGTCACCATCACTCCACCGTTCATCAACAGCTCTGGCACACCAGAACACATTGTGAAAGCGTGAATAGCACAGATCTTATGTGCTGATCTTGGATCCAAATTCACAATTGGGGCTCCACAATCACCATAAACAGTATCCATCGAGTATTTCACATACCTGTTTACTGTTTTCTTCACTTCCGATGATCCAGGTTTGGCAAAGTTCAATTCTTTCCCGGTGTAATACCGAGACACTCCAGAACTTAGGACAATCATGTCCCCTTTCTTTGGCGTTTCAGCGTACCGCACCATCAGCATCCGGTTCATTGGGGATTTGGCCACTTCATCTTCACTCATCAGTTGGTCAGTCACTCGTCGAAATCGGGGAAATCTGTCAGAATACATAATCATCACATCATCATCCAAAACTTTCGTTTGCAAATCAGACACAAACACTTCAAAAGATTGATTAACGCAAGTGAAAGTGAGTTTCTCACTTCCTTTCATCCATTCACACGCATGGGCATTAGTAACAACACACTGGCCACCAATTGAAAAAGCGTTCATCACGCCTCCGTTCTCCTTCTTCATGAGCAGAGTATTATACATCAGGCGGTGTCGGACAAGGGACCAGGCATTCATGTCATAAGGCATTTCGGGAATCGCCAAGTTTGGTTCTTTCAACAAATCATTATCAACACGGGGATCCTTATTAACAGACAACAATGAACTGTAAGTGGGCAATGAAACAACATTTTTATCCACTGTCCTTGACACGGCTTTGTTCAATTCCTCATATGAAGATTGGAGAATAACATCGGCACAAACGGCTTCATAAAAATCTCGATCTTCTGGGGACATGTACTTTTTCAGAGTCGTTCTGAAAGCTAATTTGATTTCCTCATCAGAGTACAAAATGCCGCGCGTCATCACAACACAAGCAATAGGATGTTTGAAAATTTCCGCAATCTCAGGATTGCACGATCGTCCTTCTTCACACACATGTCTTAACTGATAATAAAATTCCTTATGATCACAATGAGCAAGCATCATCATCTTCTTAACAATAGGAATCTTCCGAGATTCCCATAATTGGTCAATGTACTTCTTCATTTGATCACCATACAATGCCATCAACATCGTTTGCCATTTCCTACCGAACCAATCAGCAAGACCTTCTTCCTCCGCCAAAGCTTCACGTCGGATCTGGTTATTCACCACATCTTTTCCAGAATATCCTTCTCGCCGAATAGTATTGGCAGGTCCACGGTCTCCATACGATCTGCTCTCTTCAACAATTTCCTTCTCTTCCTGTTCCTTGGCAACACCGCAAAACCAGCGGGCAATCACTCCTCCGATGGTCATTACAGCAGCGCCAACAGTAAAATATTGAAAATATCTCTTGAGCTTCTGGCGCGTTTCCAAATTTGCCTTAGCTCTCTCAATTTTGTCCAGGCTACCGGTGATATCAGCACAATCAAAAAATCTCTCTTCTTCTTCCTCAGTATTTCGTCCTTCAAACCACTTCTTCATATCCATAGTCCGGGGATCAATCCACGATGGTAAATACTTGCTGGAAGTAGTTGCAGGCAACTCTTTTGGATCAAGAGCTTGAAATTCTGCGTTGGCTGCCTTTTTGAAATCAATTCGGGCAAAAGTAGCATCAAGATTTACTGCGTCACTCTTCAATGATTGTATAACGCGAGTGCGTTTTTCTTCTTCAGGAAGACCCGCTTCAAATCCATAGGTTTCCTCAAATACGCGTGCTGCAGCCGCAACACCCTCACACTCATGACTTTTTGGAGCAGCGATATTAATTTTGCCACTCACATCTACAACTCTGGCAGGGATTAAAGCAGGGGGATGGTAAGAAAAGTTCTCTCTCCCATCCACGACAATAGGTTTATCACAAACACCTGGTTTCAAACACGTTGGAGCCTCATCCATACCATCATCATCAAACTTAAGATTTGCAAATTCATGCAATTGCTTGGTTGAGTTCTCCATTTTTTCATTTTGACGAATCACAGCATCCCGCAGCATCTTAAAAACATATTCATATGAAACATTTTCCGCGACAGTGCGGGGATTATGACACTCCACAAGGACATCAAAACGGTAAATTTGGGGATAAACAATACCACGTTGATAGACAAAGCCCTGAGATTCACACCACTTTGCCAAATTTGTCGGACAAATCCCATGATCAGCTGGGTTATTGCTTTTGGGGTTGTACTGCACTTCAGGGATCACTTTAGTTCGCAATCGATAATGAATTCGCCGCCAAATAGCAGTGGGCTCTTCCATACTCCTAATCTGATAGTGTTCACGATTGGTGGTAAGAAACACTATCCGAGAATCAAAAACTGTTCCTTTGGAACTCAGGTGAGCCATTGGCACAATGAATTTTGCAACATTAATCATTTGCAAAAACATCATCAATTCCGGGTTTGGAAGAGAGGGCGAATCCTTGCGTTGGAAGACATCATCCATAAGAACACCTAATTGTCCAGAATAACCATCCATATGATCACTAGTTTTGGGTAAATCATAAATGTAATCTTTAAAATTAGTTTTCTCATCCACACGCACATCCATAAATTTGGTTAAATAGGCCATTAAAGGATAAATTATAGCAGATTTGCCTACTCCAGGCTCA